CTTGGTTTTTCGCCGTGCTATGGCACGCGGTCGCAGTTTTTCCTAGAACTACGAAACTTTGGGAGCAACGATCCGCTACTCAAAGAGCACATGTTTTACCTGAGGCCTGTGCTTCCTCAGCACCCCTACGGGTGCCATGTGGTGTTTGATTCAAGTTTACACCTCTCTTATCATAGGCTTATTAGTAAGTGAAGTAAGTAAGTAGTGAATTAAGTAATAATAGCAGTAATGGGTGAATGGGTTTGGTGCTAAGCAGATCACACGGTTTTAACTCAGCGTGATTCTTAGCTAGTGACCCATTACTGGGCACTGACTTGTTTGAGGGTCTTGAGAGTTCTGCTCTCATAGTGTACCCTCGCAGAGAGTGCATCTAGAGTCTGGGTGTGGAGGGGGAGATTAGCTAAGACCATCCCTGTCTCAGTCAATTCCATTGCTCTGTAAGCTGCTTCGAGGTGCATGTGGTCTCTCTTGCCGCCCGTTGCTTTAAACATGTACTTCTCCTCGATCCGTTTCCAGTCTGCCTCGTTGCCTGGCCCGGTGAACTCTGCCCTGCGTGTGTAAAGGCAGCTCAGTGTGGGGTCATTCAACATGTACAGCATTCCGTAAGTGACGGCTGCTGCGGCTCTCTCCCTTGTAAAGGCTAGACTGAGTTTGCTGCTTTCTATGAAGTCAGCTCCGTGGATCCTCCACTGTTGCCTGGCCAGTCTTGAGTTCCCTGGTATGACTGTCAACAGTTTGGACAGGAAAGGTACGGTCCTGAACGGAGTGCAGCGATCGTTCATCTGGATTCCTTTCGTAGCCAAGCCAAGCCCGTATGCTTCTTTCTTTTCTGGGGTAGTCGTGTGGACCTCATGGTAGTTTGATGTGAATTTGGCCACGTCGTCCCGATGCAAACGTATCACTGCGTCGTCCCCTGCAACCACTGCCTTGCCCCGCAGGTCTCTGAGGCAGTATCTCATCACAAAGTACTGCCTGAGTGTGTTCCCCAGTGTTGTGGTAGCTTGTCCTGAAACGGTGGTGCCTATCAACCACCCCAGGACCATTGGCTTGCGTGTCCCAGGGAACAGAGCCTTGAACCTCCACACATGCTGTGCTAAATAGCGTTTGGCGTCCCTATACCAATGTTGAGGCACTCCTGAAGCATTGAACGCTGGATCGAAGAACAGGTGTATGAAGGCATCATCGACGATCCGCTTTAGCTCAATTGACTGATTACTATCCCAGCCAGCCCCGTCCAACAAAATGTCCACGTACTCTTCTGGGTTCATCCCTTCCCACTCCTTCTCAGCCACGTCAGCCAAGCCATCAAAGTCTTTGTTTATTGCTGCAGGTAAGAGCTGTTGCATGACCTCGGCCAACTTCCGTGCAACAGGTGCTGTCTGGATGGTTATGATTGGATCAAGTGCGATAACCGTTCTGGGTCTCCCTTTATCATAGCCCTTCTCCCCTCTTTTCATGAAGAACTGAATGATCTCTCTCCCTAGGAAGCCCCTTTCTCTCTTCCTTATGGCTTGTTCGTAGATACGTCGTTTTGGAGTCTCACACTCAGCCAAGAACTCGTCCACTGTGCTCTGTCTGAGTTTCACAGGGTGCTCCTGTGTGATTTTCTCCAGTTCCTTGTCATACCATGTTTTGAACTTCTTCAAAGTGTTAGGGCAAGGCGTGGTCTTTGGAGCAAAGTGCCTGCCCATCAACCCGTAGGCCGTATTCTTTGAATTGACTCGGAGAACGTCGAGGTGCTCTGGTTTCGTGCCGGACTCTTTGTAGGTTTGTGTGAACTCCTCACTCGTGAACTCTCTCAGGGACGTCAGACTGTCTTTGAACTCATTAAAATTAGGTACCTCCTCGACTCTTTGGAGGGCTGTCTTCTTGAAGTAACGGACCTTCCCTGCCCTCTCATTTGGGACATCCATACCCACCCACTGATGATGCATCAGCTCTCTTGGGACGAGTCTTGTATCTTGAACATTGTAACCCTGTGTCGGTTCGATGCCTCCAATCAGCCTTTCTTGACCAAATAGTGGGGTGTTGATCAAGTTCTCGGCGACTATGGTTCTTCTGCCCACAGCAGATGCCAGTGCGATTGCGCCACTGGCCAGCATGCAGTACAGCCCAACCTTAGGTTTGAAGATGCTGATTGCCCCGCAGCACATCATAGCCCCCAAAGTCAGTGTCTTCGGTATTGGTTTTATATACTTCGTCAAGTCTTTGTCATATGGGATGAACCCCTGGCGATGAGCGCTCCTGAGTGCTGCTGTAGTGGCACTAGCGATCAGAGCAACCAACCCGCCCATACATGCAACCCGCACGAGTGGTTTGGCAATCTTCTTAGCAAGGGTGTCTGTTGGCATGACGTTTGACGCGGCGGCTATTGAAGTGGTGAATGCAAGGGCAGCCATGGCCGGGTATGCTGAGTACCACCAGGGGGAGTATGTCTTCCTTTTGAAGATGTAGGTGCCCCCTTTTACCCTCTTGACCTGGTACCAGTGGTGATCTTTGGGTGCTCTGGCTCTGGCTCCCCAAGGATCCACTTTCCATCCGATGGGTACAGCTGCATTAGCCCCCTCCACATGTGGTTGTTTGAATCCATCTTTCAACCGTGCTGTGAAGAGGGTGCTTGCGTCCACTCGTGACTCCCTTGTAACCCATCTTTTCTCCTCTGGCACCTCGAATCCCACCTCGACTTCTGTCCCGTTGTAATCCATAACTTTGGAATAACGAGAGGTGACCCAATCTTTATCTATTCTGTGGGAATATTGGAAGGGGCATTCTGAGGTTGCTGCATACACGTACCTGACCCCGTCCCTGAGGTTGCCAAGCGATTGTGCCGTGAAGTGTCTGTCGTACATCTCCAAATCGTACAGCCCTTCGCCCTTGTTGTCCAGGTAGTCTGGTGCAGCAACTGCCACCAGTGAACGCTCTTGTGCATCCCCTATGCTCTCCTTATAGATGGATGATTGCAACCATATCAGCCATGACTCCTGTGCGTGAGAGTTGAAGACGTGAGTCATAGCCTGCCCCAAACCCACATCGATCCTCATGTTCCGCTGGTGTAGATATGTTCGCAGAGTGGTGATTGAAGTTTGCGAGTATTTGAGCGGTCCATACTCGTAGAGGAGTTTTTGTGCCCTGTCCACAGCTGCGGGTTCGCAATTTGGGGCGATCTCGTTCTCCCCTACGCAGTATGAGAAACGTCCCACTGCGTACGCTGATCCAGGCCCTGTTGAAATGGATATGTCTGGCATGACTAGCAAGTCTCTGTGGATGAATACTTTCTTACCAGTTCCAACCCCGAAAGTAGGGTGGAAATAGTTTGAGGCATTCTTTCTTGGGGTTGAGAGGATACATAACTGGTGTGTGTTCAGGTATTTGGCTTGCCCTATTTGCCAGAACCCTTCGCCCAAGTCGTATGAATTGACCTGGTTTGACCGCAGTGCCATATGAACGTTCTTATTTGTCTTGTTCGCCCCTCTTGTGTACTTGCTACTAGAGTCGTATTGCATGAAAGACACGACGCCGATGGCTTCAGTGTGCCTACGCATGATCTCGGCAGCGTAGTCACATGTCTCCAGGTAGTAAGCGGAGTCCAACAGCAACACCATTGATACGCTCACGTCCTGTTCTGGGAACCTAGTGGCTAGCTCCCGGCATGCCTTCTCTTGGGAGATGTGTAGTTCGATGCCCATCTTGTTTGCAAGTTCGTGTAGGTCTTCAATTGGATGTTTGAAGTCCCTAGCCTTGTCTGCTAGCCCGAGTGCCGGCATGATTGCATAGTAGATGCTTCCTCTTGGTAACATCCTGAGCATCGGGTACACTTTAGCCCCTATATCCACGATCACCAGGCGTGGAGGTACAGCTTTTGGGGCAATGATCACCTCGTTTGTGAAAGGGGGTATGTCTTCCAGATCCAATGGCTGATCTGGTTTGATCGCATATGATGGCCCCTCAGGCTTAACATACGGTTGTAATCCCTCGGACAAGTAGTTGAGCTCCTTCAGCCCCACATACTTCCTTGGGTCAGCTTTGGGGAGGTCGCTTGGATACATTGCCTCTATCATCCCCTCTGCTTCCCTACCTCCCCGAGCCACTGCCGAGTACTTTGCCATCCCAAACAGCTGGCAAAAGTTTGCAATGTACCGTAGCAAAGGGTGATCATATGTGGCTGTCCCATCTGGCACTTCAAAGCCCATACGCTCCAACCATTCTGGCTTCCCCTGGAATTTGAATCCTTGACTGTAATTCATTGTCCCTCTGTCGAAGTTTGTTGCTTTGTCGGTCCATGTAACCTTGACTCCCTCGAAGAAGAAGGGCTTGTCCAGCATGCCTTTGCATTTCTCGTCCACTAAACTAACCTTATTGGTCTCTTCTGGTAGTTGGAGACCCTCTGGGTTATCTTGGGGTTGCCCTGTTCGTGGCTTCGGTGTGTGTTCTTTGACCTTAGGTTGCCCCTGGAGTTGTAGACCCAAATACAGACAAATGAGGGGGATGGTGTTCAAATCCCTGTACACAGTGCTCCTCTCCGACCGGAAGTTGTCCATCACTGTATCATAGCGTACTCTGATATCTCCATGTGGTGGGATCTTGCTGCTATCTGTAGTCATTTCCAAGTCTTTGACCAGATTAACCCCCTTCAAGTCACCACGTGGTATCCAGTACCATGAATACTTGGGCTCTACGATTGGGAGTTTAGGGGCGTTGCTCTTTGTGAAGAGTGTGTGCAGTTCTTCACAATTTGTCGATGGCAGGATCCCTTCACCTGCCGGGCGGACGTGCATCTCAAAATAGCCGTACATCTCATTGATCCATTGAGCATTTGGAGTCATGTTGCCATTGTTCCTCCCCACACTGAACAGAATTCCCTGGCCGGTCCGGAAAATGACGTAGGGGTGCCTTGCCTCGTTTATCTCCGTAAGCAACCTCGTATCCTGGAAGAATGCCCCGCCGTGCCCTTCATGGTGCCTCCAGAACATGCTGAAGGTTTGGGTCACATCCTTGAATAGGGGCATGAAAGTCTCCAAGTGACAGGGACTGATAAGCCTGTTGCCAATCCTGGTGGCCCTGTTACAGAGTCTGTAGACATTGACTTGGTAGCCGTTCTCGTTCACCCAGTCCATGATGTCGTAATCTGTCGTGTTCTCGTCGCTTTGGCCAAAATTAATGCGTTTTTGGGTGACTCTCCCAGCATTCATTTGGGCTGTGGCTGTCTTGCTTTGAGGCTCTGGCAAGGCATACGCGAAACACTCGTTGGTGATGTCCCCTTTCTTGGCTGGTGCTGGCCTGTCCTTATCCACTGTGTTGGGTTTGCATCTCCAGAAGGCATGGCCTGCATACCTTCCAGTACCCACATGAAGCCACGGTGGGTTGGTAGCTGATGCCCGATACCTGCCATTGTGATCCAGGTTCTTGAAGATGGCTCTCATTGTGGAGTCTGAGGTGAACTCACACAGGAAATGGGCTATTTCCATGTCGATTGCTTGACCTTGGGGCTGGCCTTCATTCAACATGCAGATGGTTGCCATTCTGTTGGGCATTTGCCCGGCGGCATAAGCTATTGGAGCACACAGGGTGGGGTATGTAGTAGTGAAATAGCTATGCGTGTCAGATCTGGGTATAGAGAAGTTGGACTGGTCCCCAACAACTTTGGTGAAACGTGTTTCTCCCTGAACCTTGATATGACTGAAGTCACACTCGTAAGCTGCTTTGTACATGTCGGCTGCAGTAGTGCACATGTGCCAGTTCATGGTCCTCTTCGCCCAGGCCTTGCCTTTCTTATCGGGTTGGATGTCGTCGACCTCTATGTCCGGGAAGTCATCAGTCCCTTGAGTCGCAGAAGCCGACTCTGGGGGGGCGTCCATCTTCCAAGCAGCTCCCTTCTGTGGAGCCTGCTTGTGGGGGTTGGCTTTGTTGCCCGGTAAGTCATCCTTGCGAACGTACTCGGACTCCTTCTTGGGTGGAGAGCCAACTTTCTTGCAGATGTTGGTATCATCTTGCAAAGTTTCACCCAACAGCAGATTGACTCCTGCCTTCTCTACAGAATCCTTAACGTTCTTGGCGTCTTCGTGCTTCAATCTGTTGAGCCCGGTCTGGGACAAACTGGCGGTCAGGTTTTTGGCTGAGTCCCACCCTTTCAGGAAGTTGTTCTTCGTCCACGAATAACCCCCCCCGATGTTTGTCGGAAGTCTGGCTACGAAGCGAGGAGTTTCCCTCACTACGTTCTTGACCTTCCCTGTTGCGTTGCCAGCAACATCCTTGGTCCACCCGTAGCCTCTCTTAACCCCATCCTTGATCTTTGGAGAAGTGTCCCTGGCTACGTCTTTGACCTTGGTGGCGGCTTTTGCCACCTTCCCAGCCGCGCTCCCAGCAACATTCCTGGTCCAATCGACGCTTTTCTTGACCCCATCCTTAACATGGGGTGAAGTGCTCCTCGCTACGTCTTTGACCTTGTTGCCCGCTCTTGCGGCTAGATGGGTAGTGCCTTTCCATGCACTCCCTACCCACCTTCCAGCCACATGGGCCCCCTTGCTCATGGGATCCGTGACTTTGGAAAGGTCAACCTTCAATCTGTGCAGCCTGTGCTCCGTAACATGAATTGGTGACTCATTGGGATTTGGCTCGCTCATAAGGTTGGTTGCTTCAACTTCGGCCACCATCTCCTGGTAGGCCTCTCGTGATAGTGGGTAACATTCTCTCACCTGGGACCCTCTTTCCAGAGTCCTGTTTTGTGTCTCCTCCTTTCCTTCCTCCAGAAGTCCTCTTGACTTCGTGTAGCAAGCTAGGTAACTGACCCCGCTAGAGTTTCCTCTGACGACTAGTTCCCCGTTAGCTGCTCTGAATGTTTCGGTAAACATTGAATGAATAGAGTTGATGAATGTGTTGAAAATATGAATAAT